CGTTAAGAGAAGAATACAAAGCCAAGTGTGCTGAGATAAAGACTGGCGACAAGTACCCGTTTTATAGCTTTTGCTGTAAGAACGTGCCTGGGTACAAAACTCTCAAGGGCAATTTGGCTTTCCGCAAGGCTGTACTGGAAAGAGCCGGCAATGATTTAAGCTACAAGAACGACCTGTATGCTATGTGCGGTAGGGATATGCTTTTTTATATCAATACTTTCGCATTCACTTACGACCCACGATTGATTCCGAAACCCGCGGAAGTGCCTTTTATTACATACGATTTTCAGGACGTTGGCTTTGATGAAATCAAGAAAGCTATTGAAGTAGGTTTCGACCAGTTATCGGAAAAAAGCCGTGATATGGGTTTGAGTTGGATGTATTTGACTGCATTTACTTGGATGTGGCATTTTAGACCATATACGACATTTCGAATGCTTAGTAGGAATGAGGATTTAGTTGACAAGAGCGACGACCCCGATGCGCTGTATTGGAAAATACTCTATCTGATAAAACACTTACCAAAATGGCTTTCGCCGAATTACAGAAAAGTCCATTTAAATCTTTTGAATTTAGATAACGAGGCTACGATAGGCGGTTGTAGTACGACTTCTGATGCTGCCCGTGGTGGTAGGTGTACTGCGATGTTGCCGGACGAATTTGCGGCCGTTCCAGATGGACACGGAATGTTAAGCTCGACCCGTGATGTAACCAAGTGCCGGCTCTTTAACTCGACACACAAAGGAGCAGGCACAGCGTTTTACAGATTGAGCGTTGGTAAAATCCGGAAATTGGTAATCCATTGGTCGATACACCCTGAGAAAGCAAAAGGTCTGTACTGTTTCCGTGACGGGAAACTCGAAAGATACGACGACTTTAAGGGCGAAGTTACAGTAAACGGAACAGAGTACACATTCCCCGACAATTATCCGTTCCGAGACGATGGGAAATTAAGATCGCCGTGGTACGACAACGAATGCGATAGAGCCGTTCATCCAATGGAAATTGCACAGGAATTGGATATAGACCCGTTTAGCTCCGACTTCCAGTTTTTTGACGGTAACATTGTCGAAGAAATCAAAGACCAAAACGTCAAAAGACCATACATTGCAGGCTTTCTTGAATTTGACGAAGACAGTTTAGACCCGATTGAGTTTGTTGAGAATGAAAATGGCGATTTGAAACTATGGATTAACCGAGACGCTTACGGACACTTTCCGCAAGATTTAGAAGTTGCCTGCGGTGCGGATATATCTGCCGGAACAGGTGCGAGTAATTCTGCATTAGCTTTTGGTAACATCGGTACTGGCGAGAAAATAGCCGAATATGCGTCGCCGTGGATAAAGCCGGAAGCGTTCGCAAAGCTGACAATAGCCTTATGCCGATGGCTTAATAACGCTTTCCTTGTACCTGACGGGGGCGGGCCTGGTAGGACGTATTGCGACGAACTCATAAAATTGGGTTTCCGAAGGCTGTATTACCGCCGAAACGAGGAAGGTTTGACGAAAAAAGTATCTGACAAGCCTGGTGTTTTCCTTAACGCTAAAGAGAAAAGTGCCGTTATGGGTGCTTACCGCAGGGCATTGAAGGAAAAAACATTCATCCAGCGTTCGGATATATCAAATGACGAGTGTCTGTCGTATGTTTACACGATAGGAAACAGTATAGAGCATAGTGCCAGTTTAAACTCAATCGACCCATCAGGGGCAAAGGACAATCACGGCGACCGTGTAATCGCAGACGCTTTACTAAATAAGGCTTATGACTTCTTTGGGACAGTAAAAGAGCCTGAGAAGAAGACAGAGCCGACAAATTGTTATGCTTCGAGGAAAAAGGCATACGAGAAAAATAGAAAGAATCAGGAGGCTTGGTAAAATGTTATATTTAAAATGGCTATGGCGAGATTTGTTTCATAAAAACTTTCACTTTACTTATGAGCAATGGTTACGATGTCGGAAAGAGTGCAACCCTATTGTGGAACAGTTAGACGAAAAACGCGCACTTCTTCTGGCGTGTGAAGCCAGAAGAATGTATCGCCAACTCAAAAAGGCTGAACACACACCAGAAACCCACGTTTTGTATGTAGGTGGTATCATTGCAGATATGATGTTTGCAATGATTGACCATACAGACGAGTATAGAAGAACGCTTAGCAAATTTGCAAAATACCCAGAAGAAGATTGTTACAAAGGATTCAAAGTAATATCTGACGATAATATAGTTATGGAGTTTAGAAAAAAATAATAATTATTATCTTGTAAACAGCCGAATAAGCTATTATATGCAGATAGACAACTACTATTTATAAGGATAAGTTAAATGCTTATTAGATATTAAAACAACTAAATAACGGGTTTACCTAACAGGCGGCGGTCTTTTGGGTAGCGTAAGAATAATCAAAGAATGCCAGTAAGGGCTTACTCCTATTGCTGGCATTCTTTTTTTATTGCCCGATGAAAGCTATGTATGCAGGACTTTAATCCGAAGAACGCCGTGGATATACAAACGCTGTCAAGAGCCGCAGGTTATAGCTGGCGACGGCTGGAAGTGTTCAGGGATTACAGGCATAGGATAAATGAACAGTTGGTCGGCTATAATTACTCTGAGTACGGAGCAAGCGACCACGTGCCAGTCAATTTAATAGAATTGGCTATGAATATATATCTTCAAAGGCTCGTAGCACAAAACCCCGCAGTAAGCATTTCTACCAAAATCAGGAAACTTAAAGAGATTGCAACCCGCTTTGAATTAGGCGGCAATCATCTTATCAAAGAGATAGACTTATCTGAAACCCTTGCAATGGCTGTAACAGGTGCAATGATTTCGCTTGGCATAGTCAAAATCGGCTTAAACAGAACCAAAGTCGAAGTCGGTGGAATCCTACACGATTCAGGACAGCCGTTCGCTAACTATGTATCGCTGGACGACTGGGTACACGATATGACTTCAAATACCTTTGAGAACGTCCAATACGAGGGTAACATCTACGAAATAACAATGGACGAAGCTGTTCAGATATTCCCCAAGAAAGTACACGACAAACTCATACCGAGAGAAGATCAGCAACTTAAATCCTCAGACGACCACACAATTTCCGAGGGTAGTGGCGAGCAAAGAGATGAATTTCGACCTGTGATACGGTGTCTCGACCTGTGGCTTCCCAAACAAAAACTACTTCTACAATGTCAGACGAACGACGACGACGAGGACGACCTTATTGGTGATGTCCTGAATATAATAGAGTGGGACGGGCCAGAAAGAGGGCCGTATCGCAAGCTCGGATTTGCTAAGATAGAGAATAACACAATGCCGGTCGCTCCTGCAATGCACTGGAAAGATATACACGACCTTTCTAACAGGCTCTACAACAAGCTCGGCAGGCAGGCAGATAGGCAGAAGACTGTTTACGGCGTACAGGCTGGCGGTGACAAGGACGGCAACAGGCTCATAGAGTCGAACGATGGCGATATGATAGCAGTTGACAATCCCAATAACGTACAGGAAATAAGCACCGGCGGTATCAAGCCGGAAAACTACGCATTTATGCTCGGCTCGAAAGATATTTTCAGCTACTTCGCTGGCAACCTCGATATGCTCGGCGGTTTAGGCCCACAATCTGAAACTCTTGGGCAAGACCAGTTGTTGAGCGCTTCCGCTTCTATGCGAATCCAGAAAATGCAGAAGGAAACAATCAAGTTTACTACCGGCGTTGTCGAAGACCTTATGTTCTATCTTTGGAATGACCCTTATATCACAATGCCATTAACGAAACGACTCAAAGGTTACGAGGACGTTGCGATACCAGTTACATTCGCACCGGAAGACAGAGAGAGCGACTTCCTTGAATACAATATCAAGATAGAACCGTACTCAATGCAGCACGTTACACCAGAATCGAAACTGCAAGGACTGAGGACAGTCTTTAGCGAGATAATCGCACCGATGATTCCAGTAATGCAACAGCAGGGCATAAGTATTGATATGGAAAAAATGCTAAAGACGACTTCAAAATTAAGCAACATTCCAGAAATAGAAGACATACTTATTTTCGATACCCCAAGACACGAAGAAGAACCCGTAGGCGAAATGCCTACCAAAGCTCCGGTTACAAAGCGCACATACGAAAGAGTCAATCGGCCAGGGGCTACTAATAAGGGTAAAAGTGAAGTGATGCAGCAGACGCTTTTGGGCGGAAAACCACAGCAATCGCAGATAGCAACATTAGATCGGCCAACTGGCTAAAGGAAAATAATTATGGGCGACGACCAATGCAACGAACATTCGGGATGCACGAATCAGATAAATACGAATACTAAAAATATAGACGTGCTGTTTGCGTCAGTTGCAAAAATACAGAACCGTCCGCCGGTGTGGATGAGTTTAGCTTTTGCGGTAACTGTGGGAGTCATTGGTTGGCTGGTGAAAGGATAGTATGACAGTATATATATATGACAAAAAGACCAGAAAGATGCAAGTTAAGGGTTCTCAAAAACGACCGGCACGTTGCGATTGCTGGCCTATGGCTTCTTATGCCGCAGGAGTATCGCCGGACGAGATTCCTGAAATGCGGAAGATAGATACTGCCGCAGGCATTAAGACGGATTACAATAGTGATGGTGAGCCTATCCTGACCGGCCCGCAACACCGGAAAAATTATTTAGAGTTACACGGTATGTATGATAGGAATGCAGGGTTTTCAGACCCTACGCCCAAGAATAGATAATTTAAACCCAAGAAAGCGAGTTTTAAAATGGCAGACGAAATTAAAAAAGACGACGGAGTTGAAGAAGAAGTCGAACAGGAAGAAACAATCAGCGAGGAAGTTCTAAAGAGCAATACGGACTTTGATGCAAAGGTTGCTGATGCCGCAGACGCAACATTAGCAACAGAAGAACCCAAAAAAGATGAAGACGATGGCGATGAAAAAAATGCCGCCGATGAAAAAGCCGCTGCCGAAAAGGTGGAGGCGGATAAAGTAGCAAAAGCCGCTGATGAAAAAAATGCCAGCGAAGCCGAAAAAGACCCTATCAGTACGAGTCTTATTATTCGGGCAGCAAAAGCGGGACTGTCTGAGGCAGACATTCAGCAGTACGCAAAAGGGACTGAGCTTGACAACGCTGTGAGTGTTGCCGAGCAAAGCCAGAAGGAAAGTAAGACGATAGAGAAGACGGACACTGAGAAAGCCGCCGAAGCCGAAGCTGGAAAATTCGATGTTAAGAAACTTTTCGCAGAAGTCAAGTTAGCTGATGGTTCTAATGTGGACATCAATGACTACGACGAGGGTATGCTGAAAGTTTTGGACAAAATCGGGGAATCAGTAACGGGACTAACCAGTAAGATTACCGAGCAAAACACGGTTATAGAAAATCTGAAAGCTGAAAACGGGACGATGATCGCAAATGCGTCCGCTAAAGCTAATGACGACTATACCGAGTGGTTTGACAGTAAAATTGCTGACTTAGGCGAAACTTTCGAGGACGTGTTAGGCAAAGGCAACATTAACGAGGTAAAGACTAACGCTGACGCAATCAAAGCCAGAGGTGCTATTGACGAGCAGATGGGCGTTCTTGCCGCAGGTTATAAGGCCAATAAAAAGCCACTTCCGACATCAGACGTGCTTTTCGATATGGCAGTAAAAACTTTACATACCGAAAAATATATACAGCAGGCGGCTAAGATTAACAAAGGCAACAAACGAGCAGACCAAGCAATTGGCCCAGGCTCTAAGAAGGCCGCCGTTGTTACAGACACCGATACGGCGCGAAAAGGCAATTCTGACTTCGACAAGAAGATAGC